AGATGCTGACGAACTTGAAGTTGAACTTGAAGAAGATACAGAAGAAGAAGAAGTAGCTGAGTGATTTTATAGGGGCTTACTTTGCTAGAAGGTAAAGCCCCACATTAGAAAATGCGTAACCTGCGTACACTACAGCCATAGAGGGATTACCTCTGTAAAGTTGTTCAGCAGCAATGTAGGCGTAGATGCCACCAGTTAAGATAATTAGCCAAGCACTCATTAAAACGCAGAAACGTCTATTACGTCCCCTCTGAACTGGATATGGTCTTCACTATGTTTTGCCACAATTTCTGGCCATAATAGTTCACCATTAAAAAAGTTCAGAACCGCAAACCCTGACCTGTGGTTGTTTGGATTTATCTCGGCATAGTTAAATTGTGGGCCATCAGTCTCAGCCAATGTTCCAGTATCAATACCATAGCGAATTCCATTATAGTCACTGAAGGGCGTGACTTTCAAAGAGTGCAAGTGTCCAGTAACGATTGACACACCAGCGTTTACAGTATTGTTGTGAGTAGCATGAATACCACCTTTGTATCGGTGCTTAACAATACATTGCTCAGTAGGCCATACCGCCCAGCAGAAGTCCCACTCTGGGATATGGTCTGTTAACTTAAACCCTTGAACTTCTTTAAATTGTGGTGCTTGTTGCGCTAAACGATTACCAAATCTAACGTCATGGTTTCCCCATGTAAACAGTAGCTTTACATTGTGTCTTGCTGCTTTGGCTACTTCCTCTATCTCACCCAACGCACCTTGCGTAGCTTTGAGTTCTTGGATGACAGAAGTTTGAGGCAGTTCAGTTACGTCATGGCGTGATATAGAAGCCCCATCAAACGCATCACCATTGCATATCACCGCCTTGGGTTTAAACTCTTGGATAGCCCATAGAAGCCCTTTAAACGCTGTTGTACGCTGTGCAGGGATAAAGTGGGCATCTGAGAACACAATAACTGTTCCGTCCAGTATGCCAAGTTCTATCTGCTTTAAAGGAGAGAAGGATTTAGGCTTGTTTTTATCGTATTTAACACCACGATGGTCGCTTGCATGAAGTGCCATGTTGTATTCTTTTTCAATCCATCTTCTACGCAAATGAACTGCCCTGTTAGCAATTCCAAGATGGTCAGCTACTTTTTGAGCAGACTGAAGTTGACCCCATAATTGGATGAACTCGGTATCGGTACACGTTTCGTTAGAACTACCCATTGGAATCCTTAGAGAGTAATTTTTCTAGCAGATTGATAACTCTATGCTCTTGCATTTCAATCTCATCTTGAGATGATTTGGGGTCTTGTGCCACAGTCATTAAATCGTGTAGGAACACATGAAGTAACTCGTGCAAACAAGTCATGTCGATGCTCTCGGGTGTAATTTTCTCAGCACCAAAGTCACCCAGACGATAAACAGCAAGTCTTGCGTTGGGAGTGAACTCAACAGAAGCCATCGCTGCTTTAGCTGGCTTTATGCCTTTCTCAATTCTCCAATCACCCAGACTAAGCACTTGTTGCCACTTTCTGACACTTTGTGCAAACAGTTCTGCTTGTTCTGGCGTAGGAATGTTAGGCATTTCAACACCTTATAGAAGAATTATTACAGTTTAATTTAACAAGGCACATTCTGCAACTCTGCGCTTTGTCAGACCTGCTAGAACTTTACCACCGCCCTTGTTCCATAACATCAATTGTTCTTTAGCCCCCTCCCAATCTTGGGCATTGATTTTCCGCTTTAGAGTGGAAGTTTGGAGTCTGCCAATACCTAAGTTATAGCAAAAGTCCACAATGGCATTGCACTTGCGTTCATCCGTCATAAGGATGGGGCAGTTTCTCAAAGCACCCTGTAAGTAGGTATGCTCTAACTCGTGCATAAGTAAAGCACTAGCTACAGCCTCACCTATTGGGCTATCTTGCAAGGTAACTTTGCGCCCATCAGCATAGTAGGTAGAGCCATAACCAATCGTAGCTACGTTAGCAGGGCATAAATAGGGTTTACTTCTAAACCCCTCAAACTGCTTACATAAAGATGCAGCCAGTTCTAAGTTCATATGCCACGCTTAGACAGAGTTCTATCAAGAAACCAGTAGTTAATAGTTCCTGATAGCAAAGCAGAAAAGTCTGGAGTCATCATTGTCTTGAAGACTTCAACGGCTGGCGCACCTGCTAACCATGCGTTCCATGCAAACCAAACATGGATGAATGACCAAACAAACAGAACCCAATAGGTGACCACAGGACGCACAGAAGCAGAAAGTGAGGCTACCCATCCACCTGCGGCTTTAACCATTTCTGCTTGCTGTGTAATGGCATTGTTGAAGGCATCCATCACACCTACGTCTATTGCGGCTTCTCTTTGTGCGCCAATCTCAGCTAGTTTCTGTTGACCACGTTGAGCCTCTAAGTCGCATTGAAACTTAAACATATTAAGTTCATGCGCTCTTTCGTTTTTCTTATCAAGCCACTTCAAGACTTCTGGGGCCATCCTAAAGATGCCACCAAAGATTGAACCTAGTAAACCACCAGAAAGAATATCAAGCATTAGTCGCCCCTTTTACAATGTTTTCCGTCTTCATCATGTGACAACTTCACACCCGCCAAGAGACCAATAAAGCCACCAATGATGGTCTGAAATGCTGGTGAGAGGAGAGCGAAAATCTCGGAGTTATCAACCTCTTTTGCCCATAGACCAAGAATGAAAGCACCAACCATTCCTAGAATACAAATACACAATGTTGCACTAACCATGAAGGTTACATAGAAAGTCAGTCTGCCTCTTAAATCTTCCATATATCCTCACACATAAATGTCTAGTTTACGATTCTGAAATATCTCCATGCGGAGTCGTTCTTGAACTACTTTTTTTGTATAAATCTCAAACGCTAAGTCTTGTAGTTGAGCCTGTTTCAGCTTGGCTAACTCATTTGCCTTATTCATTTCATGTTGTTTCTCTAACTTAACTTGAGCAAGGTCATGTCTATCTGGATAACCAGAGGGCTGAACAGTCGGGAACAATTTGATTGTGTCTATCACTTCTTCTCCCTCTCAAGTGCTGTCTTGTATCCTTGAATAACCTTATGTCTTAACTCTGCACCATCCGCAGCACCAGCCCATTCACTCAGATTATTCCAAATTACAACAAAGTCGGAACTTTTGCATAACTTCTGATGGTTTGTAAGCCATATAGACATTTGCTGATGACGCTCTGAAGGATTATGGATTGTGTAAGCAATTGCATAAAACTCACGCACACTACAGAGGTCTTGTCCTGTAGATTGAAGTGCGAGGGTTAAAACAAGTGCAGCCACCCATCTCACGTCATAGCCCAAACGATGATGTAAAAACACCAGATGACAGTAATGCAAAAAAGGGCTGCGCTCGTAAAAGCAAAAGCCCAATCTTTCATTTTTTAATCCAAGTCTGCCAAACAGCACCAGCAGCCATGATTAGACCCGCCACCCAAAGAATAGGCTTGGCAGCAGATGCAATCCATCCAAGCACTTTAAAAGCCCCATCAAGAGCCTTCATAGCCTCTACAAGACCCTTTGTGTTCTGGTCTATGCTATCTACCTTGGTTTCGACTTCAACCAATCTGTCGTAGATTTGCTTGTGAGTGACTTCGTTTTCCATTACTCACTCCGAGTCTTTAGGTAACTGAGTTTCTGCTTGCTCTTTAATCTTCAAAATTAAAGGCCACACGCCTGACTTGCTTGGTAACTCACCAAGAGTCTGCAATACAAAGTTAATCTCGTTAACGTCTAGTTCTAGCTTCATGCTTGACCCCAAGGTGTGCCAGAAGCAGTTACTGGTGCTTTCTGCAAAGCAATCTGAGCAGCCAGAGCATCTTCTGTGGCTTGCTTATCAACCGATTCCCAAACCCAATTTAAAACCTCTGCTTCAGTAACTGAGGCATAGGGGATTGTGGGTGTACCTGCTTGCCAAGATGCTGTGGAGTAGATGGAAGCCGTATAGTCTCCATCAACCGCAGTTGCAGTCCAGTGCGCACAGGAAATAAAACCATCTGAAGTTTGATAGTCAGTCTGAGTAATTTTCCATTGTGTAGTCATGTTAGTCCTTAAAGATTAGCGGCATCAAGTCGTGCCTTGAGTGATTGGATTAGGGCTTGTTGTTCTTGGATTGCTTTAACCAATGTGGGAATTAAATTAGCATTGATTGCTTTATAGGCTTCTTCGCCTTCAGGTGCAGGGTCACGCCATGTTTCAATCATGTCTGGCAATACTGTCTCAAACTCTTGAGCAATAAAGCCACGAGCATTCTTAATGTCTTGACCTTTGCCTGTTTTCCAATCAAATTTGCGAGGCTTTAAAGCCATCACAGTCGCAAGACCTTCATCCAAATCACGGATGTTTTCTTTTAAGCGTTGGTCAGAAATAGCAGTAATGGTTGTACTTGTAGCGTAAACAGTCCCACCCATACCAACATAAAAACGATAAGCACTTGCGCCTGTTGAATAAACTTCCATATTTGTAGAGGCATTTGTAGAATCAGTCCTTGTTGAAAGAATAGAGCCGTTTGCTTTAAGTTCGCATCCATTTACGCTACCACTTGAACTAGTTTTCGCCACTAGCAAGTTACCGCTAGAGTCTATTCTGGCTCGTTCTGTAGAGTTAGTGGCAAACACCATTGGTACTGAGCCTGTTCCATATAACCAATGTTGACCAGAGCCACTTACTAAATAGAAATCACCACCAGCATTGCCGTTCAATCTAAATGCAGCATTATTTGCATTTGTTACTTGAACACCAGTAGTGGCTGAGCCAAACCCTGAAAAAGAAGGACTTGAAGTCCCCACACCCAAATTCCCACTTGCATCCAGAGTCATCGCCTGAGTAAAGGTGATAGCGTTTCCTGCTGTGCCTGTGGGTGCTGTAAACCAAATGTGTTTTCCAGATTCTTGCCAATATTTTGTAGCGTATTTACTGCTAACTAAATATTTATCAGAACCATCGTAATAATAATTTACACCAATAGTTACAACTGGATTGCTAGAATCTGTGCCACCAATAACAGCACCACCAGAGTTAATTTGTAAAGCCTTCCAACCACTCCAAGCACTCGGAGTAACTCCCAAGCCTAGATTGCCTGCGGAGTCGAGGCGCATACGCTCTGTGCCATTAGTGCCATCAGTCGCACCAGTTCTAAAAGCCGTAAAGCCACGGGTGCTTAATCGTAGTTCAGATGATGTATCCCCATAATTTCCAATAGCAAATGCACCAGAAGAAACATCACTTGTTATGTCTCCAGCAGGGATGGAAAGTGCTATAGTTCCTGCTGATACGCCACCAATTAAAAGCCGTGTTCCATTGTAAGAAAGCGCAGAGCCACTTGTAACAACCTTTGAACCATTGAGATAGGTTACTCCGTTGGCTGTGCCTCCTGAGAGGGTTACAGCACCAGAGGCAGCTAGTGTAGTGAAAGCACCAGCAGCAGCAGCCGTTCCACCGATAGCTGGAGGGCTTGCTAGGTAAGTAGAGAAGCCTGTTCCTGATACTGTGCTAGATGCTGACAGAGTGGTAAACGCACCTGTAGAGGCTGTGGAAGCACCGATAGGGCCGTTAAACGAGTCACCAACAGCACCTGTCTGAAAGTCCTTCAGTTGGCTCATTAACTCCCGGATAGCATCGTTAATGCCAGATGGCGCACAGCC